GTCCCTGCTGCCGTGCTCCCCTTCAAAGCAGCGCGACCAAGCAGAATGTCCTCAGCATATCTCCTTATCTGCGCCTCTGGTTTATCTGTTCCAGTCATGCTATCCATGAGAATTTCCATTATGGTCTCATAACTTTTCTCGCCTGTGTGAAACCATTCCCTTGTAATTTCCGTAATAAATTCTCCATTAATATCAAATACCAAATTACCCTCTTTCATTTTTCCTCCTTTCCTTTTGTTACAAATTCCTTAATCTTCCTTATACGGTTTCGGAAGTGGCATCCAGGCCATAATATCAATCCAATCATAACCGCCGTCGAGATAATATCCATTGGAATCAATGAAGCACGTATCTTGCCATGTTGTTTCTCCGTTAGTAACCAATATTTCTTGTCCGTCATCTGGCATTTTGCAGTCAAGCATATATTGTATGTCTTTTGAAATGAATTCTTCCGCACGTTCTTTTTCTGATATCTGATGATATTTTACCGGAATCCAACCATTTTCTTTCTCGTCCTGTTCTAGATCATCCAGAAGACTATTTACGATATCCAGCGAACTCCCCGGCAATCCTTCCTTGTACATCGTCTGTTTCTGCAGTTCCTGTTTATACTGCAGCAATCTTTCTTTTATCCTACTTACCATCTTGCTTACCTCACTTTGTTCTGAGAAACCGAATCATAAATCGTTCTTTCCAGTCAGGCTGCCATTTTCTGCAGCTGTAATCATCTTCTATCAGTATGCCTTTCCGATCACACAGGCCATTATCATTATCCTTGCAAGTCTTACATGTTCTATCTTCCATCTAACCTCCTCTTTGGGCACCATCCTGGCACCCGAATGCGGTCATTTTATAATTTCTTTCTTATGTGCGTCTAATTCGCTTATTTTGTTTTTATACTCTTTCACAGTATCACCTCTATATCTGATGGCATTTTAAAGATTTTAACCTTTTCTGGATGCCGAGCTGCAACCTGTATGGCACAGAGAACACGAACAGCCTTTGGCTCTGTGCTATATTCTCCCAGGATAGTTCCTTTCTTTTTGTCTTTAGTATGTGCCAGTATCTGATATGAGCCGGTTGGTGTGAGAACTGTAGTCGTTTCTTTTTCAGTCATATCTATCAGCTGATTTCCCTGTGTTCTAATCTTCATTTCCGTATTTTTCTCCTTTCAGCCAATATTCGTGTTGCATTAACAAGATTCTCCGTATTCCGTTCATATTCTATCATTTCTTTCCGGACAGCTTTAATCAACGCAAGTAGTACTTTTTTAATTTCAGCAGTCCCTACGCGTGTACAATACTCTTTCGCATTCTGATCTATAGCCTTGATCTTTATATATTCCGATTGTCTTATCATTGACTTGATGATTCTCTTCTTCATCTGTTCTGGCGGTTTCTTCCCATACATTTTTTTATATTTCTTTTTCAGTATCCTTAGCTTCATCTTTTACACCTTTTCTCTGTTAAGCCCCAGTTCTTCATAAATGTTATAATTGGCCAGATCTTCAAACTCTACTTCAATATCCATATCTCTTTTTGCATATTCATAAGCTTTCGCTACTCCTATGCGATTCACATACTCCATTGCTGATTTCCAATTATCCAGAAATTTCTTATTTGCTTTCGTGAATCCCCATGAAAACTTTATCGCATAAATAGAGATGATTATATTTGTGATCGTTATATAGTCTTCTGCCCGTTCCAGTTTCTCCTGAGCTTCACGGATGCAGGCATCCGTTGCCTGCTCCGTTATTTCATTCTCTCTCGCTTTCAGATAATTCTGCAGAATCATTGACTGCTGCCCTGTCAGTCCTGCAACCTGGCCAAGCTGCATCTTAAAGTTCAATGGGAGTCTGCATTTTTCCTGTTCTCTGACCTTACGTTTCATTTCTGCCCTGTTCATTTGCTTTCCCTCTGTACTTCCTTTAAGAATTCAACCAATTCGCTTTCACTATTTGGGTATTTATTGTATCTTCCATGCTGTGTCCATTTAGGTATTCCTGATTTTCTTTCCGGTTCAGGTCCTCCGATCAAATGCATGTAATATGATTCTGTATTATCTGATACCCACTGGCTATGAACAGTATCCCGATCATATTCTTCTGCAATAAGTCTTGCACCATTTGCGAAATCATATTTGTAGTATCTGGCGCCAATATGTTCATCTGTATACCAAAGTCCCCAGGCTTTATAATTTCTCAGCCATTCCTTACGCTGATCATTATTTTTCATAACAGGAAGCGGTAGTTGCTCCGCTGTTTCTTCTTTGGCTCTCTCATCTGAGTCCAGACATGTGCTTATTAGATTTCTAAGCAATCTCAGTCCTGCCACGTTCATCTGGGCTTTCTGTAATACATTAACTGGGAATCCTGATTCTTCTGCTGCCACAAACTTTATTTCTTCCAGGTCTTTTTCTTCTTTCTTTAAATATCTCAAAATATTTTCCAGAGTCGGAACCGGAATATCTTTCAAATCATCCGGCCATGCATCCGGTGCAAGATTACTAATCTCAGGCAATAAATCTTGCTCGCTTTGATCCAGATCCTGCTGCCTTTCATCCGCGTTTTCTGCTGCCGGTTGGCAGCACTTTGACATGTCCGAATCGGACACATTTTCTGCTGTCTCTTCCACTGTTTTGGATTGGGCTGCTTCTGCTTTCTCCATAGCAATCTCATTCCACATTTTCTGAATGGAAGCCGCAAGATAAAACCAGTCATAGTTTCCAAGGCATTTATCACCCTCATCCCAAATCTGCACATAATCATCAAACAAATTAGCATGTGCGATTCCAAGCCCAGTATCGAACCACCAGGTTCTTCTGCTGCCTATTTTTTCTTTTAACTCATCCGGGCTTGTCACTACATTTAACACCCTTTTGTGGAAGTCCTGTTTTAACCACTCATTAAAATCGCCTATCAGCTTTCTGGTTAGATTATCAAGATATTTTTTCTCTTTCTCAGATGGTTTTTTTATGTCATCAGTATCTACCACTCTTTTTCTATATTCTTCTTTCATACGTTCTGCAGATACATGGCAGACCTTCTCCCCTTTTTCATTGTAAAATGCAAAATCTTTCTCTTTTGTTCTCTGTACTACTGCAAACTCTGTTCCCATTGCACTGAAGCGTCTGGTTGCTCCTACATACATTTTGAGATAAACATCCTCAAGAAATACCTTTATCATCCTTGCTATGTCCGGCAGAAATACTTCGTTTGCAGCATAATATGGACATTCTTTTTGTGGTTCTGGCATAGGCGCAAGCTTCACCGCCTTTTGTTTCTTTCCATACTTCTCTATCAGTGTTTCAGCCAACTGCTGCCATGTAATCAACTTTTCATCCCCACTACCAGGATTAAACAGGATTCCATTTGATTTTCCCTGATAATTCAAATATCCATTTCTGATCCGCACATCATTGTATATAATGCTGAGCATATAAATGGACATGTTCTTATCCCGCCTTTGGATTCGTTCTGTTGTTGATTTCTTTAAGCTTTCAAAGAATCGTTCGATCTGAATGTCAACATCAATTACCGTTCCATCTTCCGGCGGTCTTCTTCGTCCAATTGCTTCATCAAGTGTCAGCTGTCCAGGAATCTGACGTCCTACTTCCTGTTTTTCTTTCAAAGCTTTAACCTCTGGTAGCGTAATTGTTTCATTCTTTCTGTACAACCCCAGAGCCTCATCCTGGTGTTTCTCATCTAGATCTGTCAGTTCCCTTGCCACAGATATATTGATGTTTCCATTTTGAAACTCTTGCATAAACTCCTGACTTAATTTTTTCTGGATTGCATGATATCTTTCTAACTGTGTCCCCGATGTTCCAAGAGTTGCCTGTACCATGCTTCTGGTTGTCCCCTGCAGGTCAACCAGATCGCGAAGCTCCTTAATTACCTCTTCTGTGATAAGCGCCTCCTGCATTTTCTCCCAGTCACTTTTTTCACGGAACCGGTTCGCCTGGATGATTCCCAGCTTATTGATCAGCTGTTCCACTTTTCCATCTTTATCTTCTGGGAACTTTTCTGTATTCAGACTCACTTTGGTATATTTACAGTTAATCTTCCGGAACTCTTCATGCCCCTCTTCCACAAGCATCCTGCAGCACATTGTCCTACAGTGCCCTGATATAATCCTGTCTTTGCCATTCACGTCCTCAATCAGAACGTCCTGCATAACCCCGAATAAAAGAATTGAGTTCTTCAATCCCTGCAGTTTCTCCGGATCTGTGGAATAGAAATTATCTTTCGACGGCTTCAGTTCAAACACATCCCGATACACTGTATCACTGATATTCTCAGTCTCCGTGGGCTTTTTACGATTATTTACCATGTCGGCCAGGTTGAATGCCATCAGGCTTCCCTCCCTTCCGTCCATTTATCCATCATAACTCCTGCTGCCACCAGATACTCTTTCACCAGGCATTCATAATCTTTTGCGGCTAAAGAACGCGCGGAATACAAAGGGATAGGTTTTCTTGCATAAGTACTCTCTGATACTTTTCTGGAATATCTTATCTTCGTCTTAAGCATTGGATACCCTGCTGCCTCTATCATTTCTGTTCCCTGTGCCTGTGCAAGGTTGTTTTTGTCATATTTTGTGATAAATACCCAGTAATTTTTCAATTCTGGGTTCAGTTCCTCTTTTGTATAACCAATCTGATTCACCAGTTCTGGAAGTCCTTCCGTTGTGTTATCATCAATTTCTACCGGAATCAAAACATCATCACAGGCTGTCAGAGCATTGATCGTTGATACGTTGATATCCGGTGCATTGTCAATTATGCAGAAATCATACTGATCAGCCACACATGCCAGTGCATTTTTTATCCTATACTGCTGCGGTCGTGTCTGATCGAACATTACTTCCTGGTTAGCCATCAAAAGACGCATATTTGCCGGCAATACATCCATGTTATGGAATTCCGTATGTCTGATCAGTTTTTTCATCCAGTCTTCCGGGTGCCTTGCAGTCATGATCCGATCTATTCCTTCTCCATCCTGTGTTCTGCAGTTCAATCCTCTTGATGCATCTCCCTGCTTATCGTTATCCACAATAAGCACTTTATTCCCCTGGCTTGCCAGAATATAGGCAACACTATTGGTGGTAACAGTCTTTGCCACGCCACCCTTTAAATTAATCACTGCAATTGTTCTCATACTCTTCCTCTTTTCTTTTTATTTTTTCTTATGTACTCTATTTCTCAGTTTTCTGTCTGCTCTTTCCATCCAATCAGGCTTCCCACCTTCCGGTTCATTATCAAAATAGATTTCTCCATCATCATCTCTGTAATAGTGAAAATGCATACCTGCTTTTGTTATTGTTCCAAGATATGTCATTGCCCTTGGATCCTGTTCTGTGCGCAGACTCCATCCTTTTCCCCACAATTCTTCAGTTTCCACGTTTTATCATCTCCTCCTGGAGCCATTGCGAATACGAATGTTCACCGGCCAGCGAAGAAACTTTCAGTTTCAACCGGTTGATTACTTCATAGACCCTTTTCCATTCATCTGCATTTTTGATATCTTTTCCCTTTGTATCTTTAAAGGCATCTGCTGCCAGATCTGAGATTCTCAATACTCTGGAGGTCACGAAGGTATCTCTGGTATATATGCAAATCTCACATGTAGAACGAAATCTCGAAAGGGCTTCTATAAGTGCCTGTAAGTTACACTGATGATATGTACTACTACTATTTCCGAAACCTTCTCTGGTCTCAGTCCTGCCAGCGTACACGGCTTCTATTACATATCCGTATCTGCGCTGAACTCTCGCCTGGCACTGTTTATCTGTTTCCAGATAAATATTGACTTTCACAGCTTGATTCCCCCTTTCTTTAAATTCGTCTGTTCAATCTGATCAATGTGTAATGGCGGTAATTGTATCCAGTTACCGGATTTTTCCCCTCAAAGAGCTCTGCTATGTAGTAGCCTTTCTTAGGCTTTACTTTCTTAGGCCAACGTTTCAGCTCCTCTGGCTTTGGCTCTGGAAGCGGCATGTTCCTGGAATGGCTGTAGTTTGCTTCACTAAGTCTGGGCTTTGCCAGGGTTTCGTCTTTTTTCTTTTCCCTGGTTTTCTCATCCTTGGTGATGTAATCAGCCAGCTTCTGGAAATCCTCTTCCGGGCACTTACTTTTCCTGATCTGAGTTACATATACTCCACCATAGGGCCAAGCCCTTTCAACAAGACTTGCCGTATTTCCAATATCGTTGATAATACAATGTATATGCCAGGCTCCCTTCGTCCCCCGCTCGATGTTCCGGATCCAGAAGAGCACCCTGCCTTTTTTCCTGTAAATCTTTCTTAGCTTGTCCATCATTTTCAAAAACTGCTTCTTGGCAGTGTCCATATCTGGAGGTCTGTTCTCTGGCTTGTATGTAAATGTCACCCAAAGATCACCTGGTGAAAAATATTCCATCAGTCTGAGTCTTGCCCTCTTGGATTTATTCCAGGCGTTTACTCTCTGAACATCTTCAGGAGTGAGCTTTCTCTTAGGCAGTCTCTCCTTCCCCTTAGCTCCATACTTGCCATCATGATTCTCTTCCACATACAGGATATCCTTCTTCTGCAGATACCAGGTTTTACGCTTTGTTTTCATACCAAAAGGCTCCTAAGTTTAATATCTTAATC